ACCAGCAGGAAAGCAACAGTATCAAAAATCAAAGAGCATTATTGAATGATTATCTGGGAAAGCACCCGGAACTGCGTAAGGTTGACGAGTATGTAGATGACGGATACAGTGGCACCAATTTTGAACGCCCGGATTTTAAGCGGATGATGCAGGACATTGAGAATCGGAAAATCAACTGCATTATCGTCAAAGACTTATCCCGCTTCGGCAGAAACTACATTGAAACAGGACGCTATCTGGAAAGAATCTTTCCGTTTATGGGGATTCGCTTCATCGCCATCAACGATCATTATGATAGTGCCGAAGAAAACGATGATAAGGGGCGTATCCTGATTCCGTTCAACAACCTTATCAATGACACCTATTGCCGGGACATTTCCATGCGCGTCCGCAGTCATCTGGATGTGAAACGAAAGGAAGGGCAATTCATCGGCAGCTTCGCAGGGTACGGGTATCAGAAAGACCCGAAAGATAAGAACCATCTGATTATAGATGAGTATGCTGCTGGCATCGTACAGGAAATCTTCAAACTGAAATTGAACGGGATGAGCGCACAGCACATTGCAAATCATCTGAATGAACTTGGAGTTTTGCCGCCAAATGAATACAAGAGAGCAAATGGTTTCAACTATACCTGCGGATTTCGGGCAGGGCTGAATCAGAAATGGACGGTAGTATCCGTAAATCGGATTCTGAAAAATGAATCTTATACCGGAACAATGATTCAGGGCAAGCGCAGAAAAATCAACTACAAAATAAAAAAGAGCCAGGATGTTGGCAATGAAAACTGGATTCGAGTCGAGGGAACACATGACGCGATTATCAGTAAGGGCGAATTTCAGCAAGTACAGCAGTTGATGGAACTGGACACACGCACTTCTCCCAGCCAGACAACAGTGTATCCATTGTCCGGCTTTCTGCGCTGTACCGACTGCGGACAAAACATGATCCGGCGGACTGTTACGAAGAATGGAAAGAAGTATCAATACTATCATTGCTCTACTTATAAGAATGGCGGCGATTGTACCCCGCACATGATAAACGGTGAAAAGCTAGAAGGAAGCGTACTGGCAGCAATCCGGCATCAGATTTCACTTCTGGTGGAGGCGGAACAAGTGCTGTCTCATGCAGACCTTGCAAGTGGCGAACAGATCGGTGTGAAAATTCTGGATAGTCAGATCAATGCGCTGGAAGCTGAATTAGAGCGATACCGGAATTTGAAAGTCAGGCTGTACCAGGATTTGTGCGATGATGTTGTCAGCAGGGAAGAGTACAGTGAGATGAATGCCCGGTTTGCGCAGAAGATAAAAGAGGCGCAAGACAAAATTCAGGCAATTCAAGAGAAAAAACAGGAAGCAGTCAAGCATGACACGTTACTTCCTGGCTGGCTGGAAGAACTGAAACAGTATCAGCATATCAAGACACTGGAGCGCCGGGTGGTGGTGGAATTGATCGACCATATTGATATTCACAGCAAGGAAGAAATTGAAATTCACTTCTGCTTTGAGGATGAGTTGCACAGCATTACAGAAAAATTTATAGAATATCAGGTACATAATGGGAAAGAGGTGGCAGAAGAATGAGATGGGTCAGTTACACAAGGTCAATTTCCAGCAGGATCGGAGAGGATAATCCTGCCAACACGATTGCAGAGCAAAATACGAATATTGAACAATATCTGAAAAGTAAAGGATATAGCATATCGGAAAAGTACAGTGACCGCAAGAGATCGGCGGAAGCAGCCGATGGCTTTGACCGAATGGTGCAGGATGGTATGGCACAAAAGTTTGATGCGGTTGCAGTTGATTCCATCTTCCGTTTCGGAAAAACCTTGCCTTTTGCTGTTGAAGTGTTGCAGAAAACTTTTTATCCGGCGGGCATTCAGTTTGCTGTTGTTGAGGATGATTTTTGTAGTGTAGACCGGACAGTGGGTGAAGTGGAGCAGTATTTCAAGGAAAAAGTCATTGAAAAAATCAGATTTGAATTTATCTCAAACAGGCAAGACAGCTTTGAAAAAGGAAAGCTGACACATCGGCAAGCTAAGTATGGCTATGACATATCTGAAGATCATAAGAGCTTTGTGCTTGACCCGGAAAGCTCCTACATCGTGAAACTGATTTTTCAGATGTACTTAGAAGGAATGACAACTCAAGAAATTGCAGCGGCACTGGATGCACAAAATGTTTCATCGCCGCAAATTCAGATGGCTCGCAAGAAAACGGTGACAAGGAAAATTAAATGGCCTGTTTCTTCGATTCGTTCTATTCTGGTAAATCCACTCTATACCGGAAAGCTCACTTTGAAACTGTCCGGTTCTGAGAGGAAAATGGAAGTTCCTCCAATCGTATCGGAAGAAGATTTTCAGAAGGCACAGGAAAAAATCAATGCTTCGGTGAAACTCCCAGGCCCTCAGCGGAGAGTGACACCAAATATTCTCATCAATAAAGTATATGACCGGGCAAGTGAAAAACGCTTGCTGTGCAGAACCTCTGAGGATGAAACCATGCAGGTTTATTCCTTTGATAAGGGATATAAGTGCTTCAGTGGGAAAGCACCGTGCATTGAAAGCACTGAAATTTTTGATGTGATTCGATCTGCATTGAAAACAGCACAGGAGCAGGCGAGATATATCAATGGATTGTTGGAATCAGATAAAGATGAAGTTAAGCGATGCCAGAACATAGCATTTCGTCCTTATCGGGAGCAGGCAAAGTTACTGGCGGAGGTTCTATCCGAAAAGGATGCTGAAAGAGCTGCTGTTTATCGGAAATATGAAAGCTGCGAAATAGAGCAGGAACAGCTGGAAAGTTTTGAAACCCAGTATCAGACAGAGATAGAAAAGCTGGAGGCAGAGTTCAAGAACATTATGATGGAGGTTTCCGTAATAGAAAAGGCGTTTAGTTACGCAAATCCCTGGCTGCTAAAATTCCAAGACCTTATGATTCCTGAAACAGTAGAACGGACACATATCAAAAAATATGTGGAACGAGTTTGGATTGAGGACTTTAAGAGCGTGGATGTTGTGTTACAGGAAGAAGAATGGAAAAGATTCTTCCCGGAGGAATGGCTGATAAGCGGAAAGGAAAATTGAAATGGCTAGAAAGAGCAGAAAAAATATCATGCCGCAGAGTGCTGCACAGGAGATAAGGATTCCAAAAGAAACGAATCTTTTGCGCACGGCGGCGTATGCGCGATTATCGTCAGAGAACAGCGGACATGAAACGGAAGATACCCTGCACACACAGATTCTGCAAATCCATAATTATATCAAGGAACATCCAGAGCTGACGTTGGCAGATACCTATGTGGACAACGGTTTTACGGGAACCCGCTTTGACCGCCCGGAGTTTGAACGCATGATGCAGGATGTGCGTACAGGCAAAATTCAGTGCATTGTGGTTAAGGATTTGTCCCGATTTGGGCGTGACTACATTGAAACAGGAAACTATCTGGAAACAATTTTCCCGATGCTTCATATCCGCTTTATTGCCATCAACGATGACTTTGACAATATCCGGCAGTCGGATGTGGACAGTCTTGCAATTCCTATCAAGAACATGGTGAACAGCCTGTACGCAAAGGACATCTCAAAGAAAATTGGTCTGAGCTACCAGATGCGTAGGGAAAAAGGAATCCCTACATCATGGTGTGTGCCGTATGGCTATCGCATGAATGAACAGAAAAGTCAGTATGAAGTGGCAGAGGAAGCGAAATATGTGAAACTGATTTATCAGTGGTATCTTATGGGGTTAAGTACGAATGAGATCGCCCGTAGGCTGGAATTTCTGGAAGTGCCTCGTCCAAATGAACATCTGAATCGCAGACTGCACGAGGGACATGATACGACTTTCAACAAGTGGCATAGCAGCTCCGTCCTTCGTATTCTGAGCAATCAGGTATATATCGGAGATTTAGTGACGGGAAAGACGCGGGCTGAATCTTACAAGGGAATCGGGCTGCACCCGGTAGCAAAAGATGATTGGCATATTGTGGAAAATGCTCATGAGGCAATTATTTTGAAGTCTGATTTTGAAACTGTACAGGAAAGAAGAAATCGAAACAAAGAAAAGCGAACCAATGCAATGGCTCGTTCAGAACAGGTGAGAACAGAGTGCCGAAATCACTTTACAGGCATGGTGTTTTGCGGCTGTTGCAGGCACAGCATGATATTTGAACGCCGGGTACATAAAACAGGAGAAGAAAATTATTTTGGAGTGTTCCAGTGCAAAAGGAAAAAAGGCACGACACCTTGTTCTTACCATACGGTGACTGAAAAAATGCTCATGATGGTGGTGATGAAGCAAATCCATCACTTGGTTTCTACCATGTGCGAAGAAGAAAAGATGATAAAGGAAATGTTGGGCAGTGGCAGCCTGGACTCTGCTCGTTCCATCAGAGTAAAAGAAAACTCGATTGCATTTCGGATTCAGGAAACGGAAGAACGGCGGCTGCGTTTATATGAGGATTATAAAGATGAACTTCTGGACGAAGAAGAGTATAGCCAGCTAAAGGAATACTATATTGCGGAAAAGCAGCGGTTGGAGCATGAACTGCAAAAGCAGCGACAGCGCTCATTGGAACTTGAAAAGAGAATGAAGATTTGTGATGAACAGATGGAAAGGATGCGGGGCATTCTGAATCAGAGTGAATTTGATGAAGAACTGGTGCATGAACTTATCAAGAAAATCTATGTAGGAATTGACAATTCGATAGAAATTGAGTTTAAGTGCAGTGACCCGTATCAAGAGGTACTGGCACTTGTGGAGGAGGTGCAGAATGAATAACAAGATTGCGATTTATCTTCGCTTGTCATTGGCAGACGGAGATTTGAAAAAGGGCAGTAAGGATGAGAGCAATAGTATTGAAAATCAGCGGCTTCTGCTTCATTCCTATATTGAGAAACAGGATGATCTGATTGGTGAAATTGTGGAGTATATAGACGATGGCTATACGGGAACGAATTTTAATCGTCCGGCTTTTCAGAGAATGATTGTTGACTTGAAGCAAGGCGAGATAAAGGTCATTATAGTCAAGGACTTGTCCCGGTTAGGGCGTGACTATATCGGTGTGGGCGATTACATTGAACAGATTTTCCCATTGATGGGCGTCCGGTTTATAGCTGTGAACAATGCCTTTGATAGCATGAAACTAAGCAATGGCACTCCAGGGATTGAAGTCGCAGTCAGCAATCTGGTGAACAATCTGTATAGCCGCGATATAGGCAAAAAAATTCGCGCGGCTTTGGAAGTGAACTGGAAATGCGGCAAAGCTACATCTGTCAATGTGCCTTTTGGGTATGTGTGGAACAAGAAAGGTGAACAGCGGTGGGCGATTGATCCAGAAGCAGCGGCCTGTGTCCGAAAGGTATTTGATTTGGCATTATCTGGGCGTAACACAACACAAATCGCTTATGCTATGAATGAACTGGGCTTGCCGACACCAGGATTGTACGCGAAACGAAAAAATGCCATAGTGGGCGGCAATCCAATCATAGCCCCGGAGAGCGAAATACTTTGGAATCCGGGAATCGTCTGGAGGGTGCTGCGGCGGTATGAATATACCGGGGCTTTGGTGATGGGCAGAAGGCAGAAGCTTGATGTAAATACCACGGCGTTCCGAACTCTACCGGAAGATAAATGGATTATTACGGAAAATACCCATGAAGCAATAGTTACAAAAGATGAGTATTACCAGGCACAAAAGGCAATCCGTAATGTTGCTCCGATCCAGTACAAGACCGAAGATGATTTCGCTCTGAAAGGGAAAATATGCTGCGGAAACTGTCGGAGGCAGCTTCGGCATGAGAAGCAGTATGGCGAAATGGTATTCTGCTGCGGTCACAAAAGGTCAGTAGGAAAATTCTCACACTGCTATTCGGGCTATTACAGAGAGCAGGCGGTCAATTCAAGAGTTGCCCGTGCTATAAAAACGGTATTTACAGCATTGGAAGTTGTGAATCAGGGAATGCAGGAGAAAAAATCCATAACCTTGCAGTGTGTAGATGTTGATGATATGAAAAAGCAAGCAGAAAGGATTCGGACAGAGCAAATCAAACTGTATGAATCGTATGCAGATGGGAATTTGTCTCGCAGCCAGTATTTGGAAAAGAAGAAAGGATTGGGTGAAAAACTGTCAGACCTGCAAGAGAAGATTCATATAGAAGAGGAAGAACAGGAAACGGCTGATGAACTGGATGAAGAAATTCGTAGTTTGACAAGGCAAGCAAGTGAAAAAACATATATAGGCGGTCTTACAAAGGAATGTGTGGATGCTTTTGTCAGTATGGTTTATCTGTATGATGACCAGACCATGAAAGTAGAGTTCAACTGCGAGGACGCAATTCAGAGAGCATTGGAAAAGTATGGCGCATAACTGTATAGAGATAGCACGGTGAGAAAAAAGAATGCCCGTCTGGTTGAGAGGATTTGCAAATCTTCTCGATCAGGCGGGCATTTCATTCCGTAGGAATGGAAATTAGTCGTTATGTACTGTCTTTTCCCAACGATGGAAAACGGCTTCAAAGAAGTCATGACCAAGTACACTTTCACCGATAGGGCCGAACTTCTCCCTATAAGATTTAAGGATTACCGTAAAGTCAGGATTTTGGAATCCAGTATATTTTTCAAGAGAACATAATTTTTGATAGTCAGGAAAATAGGAAAGCAGTTCCCTGTCGGTCTTTTCTTCAAAAATGTTCATAGCGTTTCCTCTTTAGAAATTCAAACTCTCTACCCATGCGGACAAATCGGCTTTGGTTGAGGACGCATTAAATACCTTTCCATGCAGGAGCTTGGAACCAGGGCAGCTAGGAGCAAGTTTTTCATTGGTCTTTCCCATATCGCTGCCGCCGGAAGTGGCGAATGGAATAATGGTCTTTCCTTTTAAGTCGTAGCTTTCAAGGAAGGTGTTGATG